GCCGTACTCCGTTCGCCGCAACGTCAATTCAGCAGTTGTGTACTTATTGAGACCGATGATAGTCTTGACTCTATTAATGCTACTAGTAGTTCTATTGTAAAGTATGTAAGTCAAAAAGCAGGTATTGGAATTGGTGCTGGTAGTATACGTGCAATTGGATCTCCTATAAGTAATGGTGATACATCACATACAGGCGTTATTCCTTTTTATAAGCATTTTCAGTCAGCAGTAAAATCATGTTCACAAGGCGGTGTTCGTGGTGGTGCAGCTACACTGCATTATCCAATTTGGCATTATGAAGTAGAGGATATGCTTGTACTAAAGAATAACAAAGGTACAGAAGATAATCGAGTACGTCACATGGATTATAGTGTACAATTTAATAAACTAATGTATGAGCGTCTAATGACAGGTGGAGATATTACATTATTCTCTCCAGCAGATGTTCCTGGTTTATATGATGCATTTTTTAATGATCAAGACGAATTTAAACGTTTATACGAAACAGCAGAACGTAATACGCATATACGCAAAAAGACTATTAAAGCGGCAGAACTTTTTGGCTTGTTTATGGAAGAACGTAAGAATACAGGCCGTATTTACCTACAAAATGTAGACCATGCAAATACGCATAGTAGCTTTGATGAATCAGCTGCTGCAATACGCATGAGTAACTTGTGTCAGGAAATTAATTTACCAACTACTCCACTTACAGATTTTACTGATCCAAACGGTGAAATATCACTATGTACACTTGCAGCAATTAATTGGGGTAATATTAAAACTCCAGCAGATTTTGAGAGAGTATGTACTCTTGCAGTACGTGCATTAGATCAGTTACTAGATTATCAAAATTATCCAGTACTAGCAGCAGAGCTATCAACAATGAAACGCCGTCCATTAGGTATTGGTATTATCAACTTTGCATATTGGTTAGCTAAGAATGATCATTCTTACCAAGACATTAGTGAAGAAGGACTTGCATTAGTAGACGAATGGGCAGAAGCGTGGAGCTATTACCTTATTAAAGCAAGTGCAGACTTAGCAGCGGAAAAAGGTATTATATCAGGAAAAGACGAAACAAAGTATGGCCAAGGAATCACACCTAACCAAACATATAAAAAAGACGTAGATGATCTTGTACCTCACGTTGAGCGTATGGATTGGGATAGCCTACGTGAGCAATTAAAAGAAACAGGAACACGCAATAGTACATTAATGGCACTTATGCCTGCAGAAACATCAGCACAAATTAGTAACAGCACAAACGGTATTGAACCACCACGTGCATATGTAAGTATTAAGCAATCAAAGCATGGTGTACTAAAGCAAGTTGTTCCAGGTTATCCACGCTTAAAAAACAAATACGATTTACTATGGGATCAACGTAGCCCAGAAGGATATATTAAAATTATGGCAGTATTGCAAAAGTATATCGATCAGGGCATTAGTGTAAACACAAGTTATAATCCAGCGTTTTATGAAGATGAAAAGATTCCAATGAGTACAATGCTTGGTCACCTATTGACATTTTACAAATATGGCGGCAAGCAATTGTATTACTTTAACACAAATGATGGTCAAGGAGAAATTGACGTAACATCAGAACCACTTGCACAAGGACTTATCGATGATGAAGCCTGTGATAGTTGCACAATTTAGGAAAAACAAATGTCAGTACTTAACATAAAGAATGAAAAACACCACACAGAAGCAAATGCATTTTTAGATGAAGGTCTAGGAATGCAACGATACGATTTAATGAAATACAAGCAATTTGATAAATTAACAGAAAAGCAATTAGGCTTCTTTTGGCTACCACAAGAAGTTGATGTAAGTAAAGATTCCAAAGACTTTAAAAATCTAACGGATCATGAACAGCATATCTTTACATCAAATCTAAAGCGACAAATTTTACTAGACAGTGTGCAAGGACGCTCTCCTAATTTGGCATTGTTGCCAATTGTTAGTCTACCTGAATTAGAAACGTGGATTGAAACTTGGGCATTTAGTGAAACAATCCACTCACGTAGTTACACTCATATTATTCGTAATGTATACAATGATCCTAGTAAAGTATTTGATACACTGACGGATAGTAAAGAGATTACTGATTGTGCAGATGACATTTCAAAGTATTATGATGATCTTATTGAGTATACAAACTTACATGATCTATTAGGTTACGGTACACATACTATTAATGGTGAAACTGTAGTAATTGATCGTTTGGAACATAAACGTAAAATCTGGATGTGCATTAATAGTGTTAACGTATTAGAAGGTATACGCTTTTACGTATCATTTGCATGTAGTTGGGCATTTGCAGAACTTAAAAAGATGGAAGGCAATGCCAAAATCATTAAGTTCATCGCACGTGACGAAAACATTCACTTAGCAAGTACACAATACTTGTTAGCAAAAGTATTACCAAAAGAAGATCCAGAGTTTGCACAAATTGCAAAAGAGATGGAACCACAAATTACACAAATGTTTGTAGATGCAGTTGAGCAAGAAAAACAGTGGGCTGATTACTTGTTTAAAGACGGATCAATGATTGGTCTAAATGCAGAACTATTACATAACTACATTGAATGGATTGCATGTAAGCGTATGACCGCACTTGGAATGAAATGCCCATACACAACTAGTCAAGCAAATCCACTGCCGTGGACACAAAAGTGGATTAGTGGAGCAGATGTACAAGTAGCACCGCAAGAAACAGAAATTAGTTCATATGTTCAGGGTGGAGTAAAACAAGACGTTTCAGAAGATACATTTAAAGGATTCAGTTTATGAGCATAGAAATTTATGGAAAACCACAATGTCCATTTTGTGACAGAGCAAAGACATTATGTGAAACTAGACAACTGTCATACAAGTATTATCAGCTTGGCACGGACTTTACACGTGAGGAAGTTTTAGAAATGTTCCCAGGAGCAAGAACATTCCCACAAATTAAAGTAAATGGTAAATCAATTGGTGGATACGATGGGTTTCCACAATACTTAGAAGAAACAAATTATAACGGAACAGGAAATACAATATGATTATAGAAGCACCATATACAGTGAACGACATTGTTAGTCTTAAACTAGCAAGTGGCGAGGAAATGATTGCCCGCCTAGTAGCTGAAGATGCAACACACGCAACAGTAACAAAGCCACTAATGCTTATTGCTGCAGACAATGGAATGGGCCTAGCACCGTTTATGTTTACAGTTAGCCCAGAAGCTAAAATTAAACTAAAAATAAATAGTATTATATGTATAGTTAAATCAGCTAAAGATGCTGTTGATATCTATACAAAACAAACATCAGGATTGGCAACAGTATAATGGCAGGAGTTCACAGAAACGGCGATAGTAGAGCATGCGGTGCTAGCACAATAGCAAGCAACCCTAACGTCTTTGTGAACAACAAATTAGCAGCTGTTGACGGGAATCCAAATTCACATGGTGGTGGCAATTTAAATGCTGCAAACCCAAATGTGTTTATTGGAAATAAACTTGTGGTAATTAATGGAAACAGTGCGTCACCTGATGCATTGTGTCCTTTGCCAGGAGGGGCTCATTGTGCGCCTAGTGCAACCAGTGCTAGCGGCGATGTATTCATAGGCGGATAATATGGCAGATTTTACAAATGGTATAGAAAATGCCCAACACTATTTAAATGCAGTTGATCAAGCAAGTATAGAAGTACCAACATCTGTTACTTCTAATTTGTTATCAGGTACAGTATCTTCAAGCACAACAAGCTTTAGTATACGAGAAATTATATGTAGTTTACTTGCTGGAAATGGCATAAAGCTACCTAATTTACAAATATGTTTAAAAGTTAATATTGGCAGACTATTGAGTATCAGTGGACTTCCATTATCTATAAAAAATGCATTACTTTCTGTAGAAAAAGCATTAGATGACTTTATTACACATACTGGCATAGATAACGTGCTAGGTAGATTAAACTCTGCGATTGGTGAATTTGCCGCTATTGCTAACATGATTAATTTTTGTGGAACACCAGTAGTACCACGTGCTATTCCAAATGTACTAAAAGATGTATTTGGAGCATACTTAGGTAAAGGACAAGATTTAATGGATCGATTAGGCGTAATGCTTGATAATGATATTGGATTATGTTTGGGAGACGGTGGATTTAATGTAAGCATTTTTCAGTCAGGATTATTAAAAGATATTGGAGATTGGGTAGATGATTTTGGAAATATGCCAACTGCAACAATTAATAGTATTACTAACAGTTTAAAAAATCTATCTTCTGATATTAATGACTTAATTAAATTTGAAAATAACTTTAGCGGCACAGATAATGCTGGCGGTAGTACATTTAGTCCTACAGAAGGCAGAGTGCATACTGGTATTGGTACAGCACTTCCTGAAAACATGACACTTGCTGAAAGTCAAAAATATGCAAGTTTATTAAAAGCATTGTATTCAGCTACAAGTGCTTATCCTGTTGATGATGCTGGTAATAATATTATGCATTACTTACTAGAACCAGAACTTATATCTAAACTGGAATTAGATAGCAATCCTACATATACACTGGAAGAAAACGAACCAGTTTATGATCATTGTGGAGTTATTACTGGTTATACAAAATCCACAATACAGGCTCCTGCACCAACAAGCACAGGCGGACCAACAGCATCAGCAACACAGCCAGGCGTAGTT